CCACGCAATTCATAAACGCCATTTTCTAGCTTGATGGCCGTTCCCGATGGGGCTCGGTCGCCACCCGCGAACCAGATCCCGTTTGTCTTGTAGGCGGTCACAGGATCTTTGTGGCCGGGGAGGTAAGCGGGGTAAGTTTTGCGGTTCGTCATTTCATCTCTCCTAGGTTTCGTTTGGCATCTCATCAGAGCAGGGTGCCATCCCCTGCTGACCTATCCGCTGGAAACCAGAGCGACCTCTCTTTGCGTCGGGTGTCTTCTGCTTGCGCTACCCTCGGAGGCGACCTACCAGTCGTTGGACCCTTATGCTTGGGGGGTCCGACCCGCGTCAGACACAGCTCGCGCCCGACACAGTCTTTATGCCTGAAACATCTATAAAAGAAAAGGGTTTTATTGAATTTTATTGAAAATAGTTATGCCTTGAAAACAAGCACTTATGCGAAGACAAGAGAGATTTGAGAAAATAGTATGAATTTTGTATTTTCATAACACTATTTCTCGAGCATATTAGCCGCACTGCGATCTCGGCAGTGAAGCGCACAGGGTGTCTGTGCGCCCGAGATGAGGAGAGACCATGAATAAAGTTGCGAAGAAGAAGGCTGGTGCTGTCGTTGAGGCGGAAGTCAGCTTTGAAGAATTTGCAGGCGTCGGCTTAGAGCAGGTCACTGCAGAGGACATCCTAGTTCCACGCCTTGCCGTCTTGCAGGCGTTGAGTCCGCAGGTGAACAAGCGTAAGTCTGAATACATTTCAGGCGCAGAGGTAGGCACTATAGCGGACTTGGGAACAGGTGAGCTGTACCCTGATGGCGTATGGTTCTTGCCGGTTTACTATCGCAAAGATTACATCGAGTGGGCACCACGCGACTCAGGCAAGGGTCTAGTCAACATACATACTGATCCGCGCATCCTTGATGGGTGTTCTCGCGACGACCGGAACAGGCCTACCCTTTCCAATGGCAACTACATCGCAGAGACCGCTCAGTTCTTCGGCATCGACATTAACAACAACAAGTTGTGCTATGTGCCAATGACTTCAACACAGCTCAAGAAGGCACGACGCTGGAACACTCTTGCTTCTGGCGAGAAGCTCAAGCGTGCTGATGGGAGTGAGTTCACTGCACCGCTCTTCTACCGCACGTATCACCTGACTACTGCTGAAGAGAGCAACAACGATGGCGATTGGTTCGGCTGGAAGGTTGAACGAGGTGCTGCTCTGCCGGAGATTGACTCTGACGTCTGCGACTGGCGAGACCTGAAGGCCAGAGCGATCGAGTTTCATTCATCGCTCGTTGCTGGCGAAGTGAAGGCAGATACTTCGTCGCTTGATGAGGGCAAAAGCTCTGAAGGTTCGATGTAATGAACCAGGAGGAATTTGATGTGGGACCTGCAGAGGTCCCACCCTCTGAGATAGAGAGGTTGAATGCGTCTCTGTCCGAGGCTATTGCGCTTGAGAAAGTCATAGACCAGACAGAAGAAGACCTCAAGCGGATGCGAGGCGATCTACACAAGATAAAGACGCTGCACATCCCAGACATGATGACTTCGATGCAACTGGATGAAGTGACGTTCAAGGGCTGGCAGGTGAAGATCAATGACTTCGTTTCAGGCTCTCTGCCGAAAGATCCTGAGCGGCGCAAGAAGGCTCTCGATTGGCTCGTGGACAACGATGGAGGAGGATTGATCAAGACTGAGCTTAAACTGCATTTCGCAAAGTCTCAACACAACGAGGCTCTGTCTGTAGCGTCTGAGCTAGAGCATGGAGGTTACGCGCCAGAGGTTGACAGCAGCGTTCACAGCTCGACATTGAAGTCTTACGCTCGTCAGCGAATAAAAGATGGTGATCCTATCGATCCGGAAACTCTTGGGCTTTACGTCGGTAAGGTTGCCGACATCAAGATGAAGAAAGGTGGCGGGAGATGATAGAGATCGTTGGTGCAGGCATGGCAGGCCTTCTTGCGGCTAACATCTTGCGCAAAGAGGCTTTCGCCATATACGAAAGATCTACGAGCTTGCCGAATAACCATTCGGCTGTTCTACGATTCAGATCTGAGCTCGTTTCTGAGGCGGTCAACATCCCGTTCAAGAAGGTCAAGGCAATCAAGTCTGTGGCACCTTACAAGAACGCGATCGCGGATGCGATGAACTATTCGTTGAAGACCAATGGCACTGCTACTCTTAGGTCTGTGCTTAGCGCTAGCAACGAAGCAGTTGAGCGTTACATCGCGCCATCAGACTTCATTGCTAGGATGGCAGCTTCTGTAGATTGTCCTATTAACTATGGTCACATCTTCGAGTTCAAGCGCTCTGATGCTGTCATATCGACCATCCCTATGCCAGCCTTGATGCATGCTCTTGGATGGGATGGTCCTGAGCCAGAATACAAGTACAGGTCAGGGGCTAATATCACTGCGACAATCTTAGGAGCGGATGCTTACTGCTCTTTGTACATCCCTGATCCGATGATACCGTTCTCTCGTATATCCTTGACTGGCAACAGGCTCAGTGCCGAATGCTACAGGGATTCAGCGTATGAAGACTTCTTAGGAAGAGAGGGAGAATTGGTAAAGCAAGCAATGAGTCTCCTAGGCATCTTGGGCTTGCCTGCTGATGACGTCAAGGTCTCTCGTCAGAAGTACGGCAAGATCCTGCCAATAGACGAGAGAGCTCGTCGAGAGTTCATCATGTGGGCATCAGAGCAATGGGGTGTGTATTCTCTTGGCAGATTTGCCACTTGGAGGCCTCACCTCTTGCTCGACGATGTTGTGAATGATGTGAGAGTGATACAACGACTAATCTCAAACCAGAGCGAATCCTACGCTCACAAACTACGAGGATAAAATGGAAGTAAAACTGATCGACTACACCGGCGCTGGCTCGGAAGACCCAGCACGTCATGCCGCTAACTTGCTGGTCTTCACGAAGCAGACCAGACTGGAGATGAAGCCTGGATTGATGACCGAGATTGAGTCTTGGTCTGAGGAGGACATTTACAAAGAGCTTCTTTACATGGCCAACACCATCCCAAGTTCGTGGGAGTTCGTCGAGTACAAGTTCTTGATCAATGATGTCACTCGGGCATTCACTCATCAGTTCGTTCGCACTAGGACAGGATCTTACGCACAGCAGACCATGCGCGTATTGAACGTCAACGGCTGGACCTACGGCACTGGACCCTCGGTTGAAAGCAATGAAACGGCCAAGTCAACTTATGAAGGTGCAATGGACGGCGTTGCGAAGGTCTACGACCAGCTAATCGAAGAGGGTGCAAAGATAGAAGACGCTCGTGGCGTTCTGCCGACGAACATCCACACCAATATCGTCGCAAAGTTCGACTTGAGGACCATGGCAGACACTGCTCGGAAGAGGGCGTCTAGCAGGACTCAAGGCGAGTATCGTGAAGTGATGGAAGCGATGAAGGCAGAAATCATTCGCGTTCACCCTTGGGCTCGCATGTTCTTTGAGCGCACCTTTGATCGTTCGGCAAGAGAGCTTGAGTCACAGATCATTGAGCTCAACAGTGAAGGCTTGATCGACGACACTCGCAAGACCAATCTGATCAAGCTGCTAGACCAGATGCGGATGACGACATGACCAGAAAACAAGCCATGGAATTAATAGCGAATCACAACAATCCTTGCAGCGCGTATGCCTCACTCACGGAAGATGATGAGTGGGGAAGGTTGATGAAGTCTCATGTACCCAACATGCACATGCAAAGCGCAATCTTGCGATATGTTGCGCTAGGTGTCGAGCCCGGTGGGTTTTTGTGCTCTGTGATTGACAACGATCTGTTCAAGGCGGTCAAGAGGGCAGACGGGACGAATCTGTACAAGCTCGGTTCTTACGTGAAGTTCTTTGAATACGCTTCTCCGGCAGAGTGCTTTGGCTCTAAAGCCTTGCGGCTAGAGTGGCAGAAGTCTGGAGGCTTGGCATGCTGAAGGCTGTTGTCGTCGACATTGATGGCACCCTGTCTGACTCAAGGGCCAGAGAGCATCTAGCGCAGAACAAAGAGTGGGACAAGTTTCACGCAGCTTGTGAGCTAGACCCTCCATTCCACGACGTCGCAGGCGTGTTGCGAAGGCTTGATGGCGCTTACACCTTGGTTGGTTGCACTGGTCGGCCAGAAACTCAAAGGAACAAGACCAGAGGTTGGCTCAGGAGGCACAAGATACCGCTGGACTATCTGTTGATGCGCAGGGAAAACGACTATCGTCCCGACAACACGATCAAGCCAGAGCTTGTCTTTGATTGGCATAGATCGGTCTGCACGAATGACCAGTCGGTCACTGAACATGTTTCTTTCGTCCTAGAGGACAGAGACAAGGTCGTGCAAAGGTGGCGTGAGTTGGGATACAATTGTTGGCAAGTTCGCCTAGGCGGATACTGAAAGGGAAAATGATGAAAGCAATCATAACAGGCCACTCGTCTGGCTTAGGAGCTGCGCTTTACAGGCAGCTGCGTGAGCAAGGATGGGATGTTGTAGGGTGGTCGAAAGACTGTGAAAGCGACGATGGAGTCGATGTGACCAGTCGTGCTTTTGTGCAGCAAGCAGCAGCAAAGCAGTCTAAGGCTGGAAAGATCGACCTCTTGATCAACTGTGCTGGGGTCAACTTCATCGATTGGCACGAGGATACGCCGATAGAGCAGTGGGATCGCTTGATGAACACCAACGCCAGATCTATGTGGCTGACTGCCAAAGAGATCATCAACGCGGATGGCTTCAACAAACCAGCAACCATTGTCAATATCGTCTCTAACGCATCGCACATGCCAATGACAAACAGCTCAGCTTACAACGCCTCCAAAGGCGCTGCGCACATCCTAACGCTGCAGATGAATCGCGAGCTCAAGAAGCGTCATGACATCACAGTCTTCGGAGTGTCTCCGAATAAGATGTTTGGCACGATGATGTCAGAGTACATCGGAAGCCGGGTTTGTGATCTCAGAGGATGGACGCCTGAGCAGGCAGACGAATATCAGAGAGCCTCTCTTCCTGCTGGCGAGGAGACTGATCCTGAGATCTGCGCAGAGTTCATCACGTTCTTGCTCTCCAAGCGTGAGCGTCACAAATACTTAGCAGGTTGCATCCTGCCATATGGAGCTTAACATGAAGTTAGATCAAATAGCCTATTATGCACATGACGAACATCAGGTGCTAGAACTCAAGAGCTCGTTCGGCCTTCAGGACTCTGAATGGATTGAAGACGTCGCTTCTGGAACAGTCAAAACCGGAATTGACAGTGGCAGGTCCGAGGGATTGCTGAGGTTCAACTACGACCTTGGCATCGAGCTAGAGATCTTGACATATCTCAGTGGGCCTCACTGGCATGAGCAACGTTCTGAATATCTAGAAGGGTCAACCTTCCTCAGTCACATCGGGTTCCACATGGACGAGGGAGAGGAAGTCCCAGAAGAGGTAAAGACCAAGGGTTGGTTGGCTCAGATCATGGACACTGACTCGCACACTAACGATTACATCGTTAGTCGCAAGCGAACCTATCATTACGAGATCTACAGCATGCCTTCTGGACCTGACCTGAAGTATATCTGGAGGGTGGAGAAGTGAACGCTGGACAGATCCTCAAGGACGCCGGAAAGACCTTCGAAGACCGTCACAAGGTCTATGGCGACAACTACAAAAAGGTGGGAGCCGTCATGGAGGTTCTATTCCCGGAAGGATTGTTTCTAAATACAGAAGACGATCACAACAGGTTTCACATCTTTATGCTGCAGGTCGTGAAGATGACGCGTTACGTTGAAAACTGGGACAATGGAGGGCACGAAGACAGCATGCTTGACCTTGCCGTCTACGCTGCAATGCAAAACTCTATTGACGCTTCTGTGTCTGGAGGCGACTCATGAATCGCACCCTCTTATTCGACACCGAGACGACCGATCTAGTTCAAAACAGCTTGTTGCGTGAGTCTCATCAGCCGCACGTCATAGAGTTCTTCGGCCAGATTGTCGATGAAGAGGGTGCTATTTTAGAAGAGCTTGAGTTCTTGTGCAATCCTGGATTCACCATAAGCGAAGAAACGACTAGGATAACAGGAATCAAACCAGAACAGCTCAAAAACGAAGCGAAGTTCTCAGATCGAGCTATTGAGGTCAGTGAACTCATTGGCAGGTGCGACAGCGTGGTCGCGCACAATCTGAGCTACGATTACTTCGTCATCGAGACTGAATTCAAGCGGCTAGGGATGATGCCGGCATGGCCGTTCATCAGGATCTGCACGGTAGAAGAGACTGAGTGGATAAAGGGCTACAGACTCAGCCTTTCGGCGCTGCACGAAGAGCTTTTCGGAGAGACGTTCAAGGGCGCTCACCGGGCAAGGGTTGACGTAGAGGCTCTGACTAGGTGCTTCGTCGAGCTGCGTAAGAGAGGCGACATATAATGCCGCGAATAAGGACTGGATACAGCTTCAGGTCGGCTGCTGGATCGCTAGAAGACGTCATGGCTAGGATCA